GGTAATAACTGGATACCTTCCACTAAATGATCCTTAACATTCTGATATTGGTCAACATGATACTTTGTGCGTTGACAATATAAGGAGTACCAATAATACATTCGCTGTGTTAAATGCGAACGCATACGTATTTTCGTACCAAGCCTACGGTACGAAGTAAGCCAGTGAGTCGATGCATTAGCAAAAGGTCGAGATACGTTTCGGCCTAGCAGAAACTCTTCGCTAATTTCATGGCGAATACCGGCCGTATCCGTTTCCCAAGTGGGAACAAAATGGATATCATAGCCGGTTAACTGGAGGTACGAGAGTATGCAAGAGATGGTTACGGGAATCTCTTCCTGTGACCAGCGGTCTAATAGACCATTGATCAACTTGTGCATTTCAGAAATAAATATATTCCGACATACCAAGTCCTTCTCTTGTAAGTTGATTTCCGGTCGATATGGCCGAACTGCGATACCGCCTTTGCGATCTTCACCACAACTCTCACGAATGTGAGTACGTGATGGTGTATTGACATCTGGGACATCGAAAAAACTCTTTTCGGAGTTAACGGTGAACCCGAGTCGATTAAGAAAGACAATGCATTGGCGCGCAGTTGACGTAGGGATGATTAGATCGTCACCGTACGCCGAAACCCGTCCGCGCGTTGAAGTATAAACGCGGACCGCTTCACACATTGCGTAAAATAGCAATGTCTGGAGGGGGAAAGTGTGACCCGAACCCATAAGCATTATGGATTTGAGTACAATTTTTCCCTCCTTGTTACCACTTTTCCAATCCGCAACCTTGGTGCCACGGCAAACCTTTATAACGGAATGCCAGGACTTAGGTAGAAGGAGCAGTATGTGGTTCCATACAAAACTATCTGACGCCTTACGCATATCAAGGGTAGCACTCAAACCATCGATGCTGGCCTGAATAACCCAATTTTTATGTCGCTGTTGTTGTAGCGATAGGTCGATATGTGTATGTTTCTCCAACTGCGATCGGATATAGTTTCCTAATCCCCGTGACAAAAAACCGCCTAATACAGAGGGCAGTGAGATGACACGTGCTGTTGAAGAGTTCTTTGGCACTGTCGTCACTCTGGTCAACTCATCCTTGCCGGATGAGGTGATAGTTCCATATCTTCTGCATCTTGTCTTTCTGTTAGATTGACGCGATGCGCGGAGAAGGTGTGGATCCATTGAAGCGACTGCCTTAAACCATTCACGTTGCTCATTAGTTCCGCATAGTTTTTTACTACGCATAGCTAAATAAGACTTACTACGTGGGAGGCCTCTTGCAGAGCGCCGACCAAATGCACAATCTTGTGCGAATGTATCGAAATCAAAATCACCGAGAATGTTGCAAATAATTTCTCGAGTAATATCGACTAAGGCATTCAAGACTGAATCTTTTCCAATGTCATTAAAGCCGAACGTCGTTTGTGACGAGATGAAGTCCTGTATGGATTCCATTTCAATGTCAGAAACACGTTTGTCAGTTTTCCATATTATACGTTTATCAAAACTTTCCAATTGGAAAGCCCTTTTAAACATATTAGGAGGCATACCATCGCAGGGCGAACCCTTTTCTAGTTTGCCATGTGACATCGTTGGATGACGAAAACCGTCTCCAAGGTCATGGAAGAGTGCTTCTCTGACGTCCATGTAGGCACGCGAGAGCGAGAAAGATTTTACGTTCTTTCTCTTCTTTTTACGCTTGCAATCGTGCTTGAGTTGCATACTTAATCTCCATTAAGAGGGGAGTGTCCCGGCATCAACAACATTGTCGAATTGGGCTCCTATCGCCATTTGGGCGCCCTGTTCACGCATAGCTGCAATTTTTACAGCCGGAGTTTCAGGGTGATAGTCAATATCTAGACGCACAGTATTGTACGTCATGGAGCCATCCGCAAGAATAAGCGGAAAGACGCCTTGAATAGTGACTTTGTGTTTAGAGTAAGTACCATCAGACTGTCGTGAAGGCATACGTGCTTTCACAATGACAGAATTCCGGGCGTAAAAATCAGGTTCCGCAACGTCGGTATATTCATAACCGTTTGTTACGTTTCGGCTAGTGCGATCAAAAGTTTGATCCACTCCGCCTGTGGTCGCGGTAGTTGCGCCAGTTTTCAGTATAATAGGCATTAATTAATCCTTTTATGCTTCTTATTAAGTATGCCTTTAAGCATACCAATGATGAGACTTATAGCATCTACTGTTCGAAGACAATTGGCCCATTGCGGGTCAATTTTCGGCAAGATAGGCACTTGTAAGTCGGTTATACGGTCAGTCACGAATAACTTTATCGTGGCGTCACCGTAGAGTGTGCCTGAACCCTTTTCTTCAAATGTTGTCGTCGCGTTAACAGCATACGTACTGTATGACTGTAGGATTTCAACACCTGCAGGACGCAGACTATTCAGCCATTGTTCAAAACCAATGAGCCAATTCAGTACAAAACTGAGCCGAGCTTTCTCGTAGAACATGGCTATAACATCCACTGGTCCAGTACCCCAAGGGGCTGGATCATCTTTGGATACTATATCCAATGCACCACCACACCCAGCGCTAAGATCCGTCTTCCAGTCGTAATTAAACTGGGCCGGATTAGCCCATTTCCACCAAACGGGACCGATAAGGTGCCCTTTTAGCTTCAATGCAGTTTTCTTACCATCTCTCACCTTAGTGACGGGCGTTGGTTTCTCCATCGCCTCTAATACGTCATTAATAGATAAGATAGCTGGCATTAACGCATAGCGATACCACATCCAAATGCCTTCGGGCTCTTTGGATAGTGATGCCGCAGCTTTCATCTGCGTTGATGGCCGGAAAAAGGCTTTCCCTGCAAATTTCAGCAGGTCCTTAATCCCCGTGAGCGTTTCACCTAATTCAGCCACAAAAATGGCTGTATTGAAGCGAGGAGAATTGGCTTTAGCATAGAGATCACGTATAACGTAATCTCTTTGATTCGCGCCAAATTCCATTAACTTTTCAATATATACATACTCCGGTATGCCTGTATGGGCAGATGGGTTATGATATATATCAAACCACGGCCCTCCTTCCCAATATACACGCTGGCTACCATTACAGTACAAAAGGTAGCATTCCTTATTTGGATAGCGGCCATATTGGCGGTTGTAAGCGTTATAAGCACGTACATAACCATTCTTAGGTTCTGTACGGACGTTTGCAACCCAGTCCGTACCATCGGACGTCTCTTCTGCACCCACATATTTCGGTTTCCCGCGATATGATGTGATCTTGTTGATCATTAGAGGTGTAGAGAGTAAAGAAGAGTAATCACGGCTACATGTAGACGGATAACCATACCCACACGCATGAGTGCGTGAGGAGTCATTCGTTACATATGACCCGATCATAGCTCCGAATTGACATATTCAATCTTGCCAATTCGTCCAGTTTGTGACGCGTTCTCTATTTCGAGCTGCATGAAATAGTTTGCGCAGATTATGATAAGTGTTGTGGCCAGTATGGCCATTGTTATATCACTTTTCATGAAATCTCCATGGAGTATTTGTGCCCCATGGGACACGGTAAGCAGATATTCTTGTAGAACACCCGGTCGGCTTAATGCCTTGACCAG